AACGTAGACGTGCATTTGAAACGCTTCTCAATAACTATAACGTTTCTATGAACCAGCGTATGATTTTAACGAAGAGGTTCGAAAAGGGAAATCGTATAGATACGATAGCGGCAGAACTAAAAGCTAAGAAAAATGCGAACAAACAGGTCGTATCAAATTTAGTAACGGGGGCTATAAAAAAGGCAGTGATTAACGAACTCACTAACACGCGCATCGCTTATAGAAATAAGGTGGTGAAAGCGAAACGTGCCGGTCTGTTTCCGACGCAAAAAGAAATTAACAATTGGAACATACCAGGTAGTAGTGTAGATTATGATGGGAGAACGATTAACGGTGTGCAAGGGGAGTTGCGAAAGCTTCAAGGTTACGATAAGATGTTAAATAAGCGTTTAAATGAATTGAAACGCGAGAAGAATGCTAAAAATAAGAAGCCGATTTACAATGCTTCGAATTCGCCACCTATTAGAGGGGACCCTCGGAATGGTGCGAACCCAAGCGGTAACGGTGTGAATAAAAATCCCCTAGCACTTGAGAAGAAGACAAATCCAACATTTGTGGCGAATAATGATAATGAACTCCTTAACGCGCGTATCGCTTATAGAACGAACGTGTTGATGGCGGTTAGGGAAGGAAGGTTGCCCCAAAATCAAGAGGATTACTGGTTTCGACAAGCCAATACCGCGTTGAATATGAGCACGATTCAGGGTATGGATAAGATGTTCAAGATCCACTTAGAAAAAATGAAACGCGAGAAGAACGCCGCAACTAAAATTCAAGCTGCGTTCAAGGGTGCACAGGTGCGTAAGAATGTGGGTGGTGCTAGTATGGGTAAAGATATCCTGAAAAAGCACATTTCGGGTGTAAACGTGACGGCCGGTCAGAAGATTCCCGGTTTCAGTGGTAAACGTGTCGAAAGGAGCGACTATGAAAGAGACTGGTTAAAGAGGGTGGACGAGGAAGGCGATACGGCTGTAAAGCGTGCGAAGTTAAGAAAGATGTTCGACGACAAATTCGAACTCAAAAAGGACCTTCTCCAAAATGAACAGAAGCCTAATGTGAGTAAGGCGTATAAATTTGGTGGTTTACAGTTACAGGGTATGAAAGCGACAGTCATGCGTCCAAGATATAAGCAACATCAGTCTACGAAGGGTACCGATCAAAACCTGGCTATACAGAATGTCAAGGATATAAAAGATGCGATACTAGCTGCGCGAATAAAGGATAGGATGAATAAGTTGTCTAGAAATTATAATAATAATATGCCGAAGAACACTAAGTCCAGTGGCGCATTTAACATGAAGGGTGGGTTCAACGGTGGTATACGTCTCGGGTCGGGAGGTAACGAGGCTATTAACGGTAGTAACGCGAAACCTTCTCTCAAGAACATCACACGGAATAAGATAATTCGACCTGCGCGTATGGCTGGTAATACACTCATCAAAGCTGGGCAGATCACACAGGCTAAGAAAAACGCGGTAGGAAACGTGGCGGCGGCTAGAAATGCGTATACGAATCAGTCAAAATTCGCATTAAACCAAAGAAAAGCACGCGCTAAAAAGCGTGTAGAGCTCAGTTTGAAATCTGAAGCGGGTAAAAATGCGGCTAGGTATAAGAAAATGATAAACGAGGGAAAAATAAATGCCGCGATGAGTGAAGTTGATAAGAAAGTGATGCAACTTCGGCAAATGGGAAAAAAGGTTGAAATGCAACCTAAGTTAACGTGAATAAAGTAAAATGTAAGCAAAATGGAAATGACTGACGACGTTATGAAATTTATTGAGCGAGGGCTCCATCGTGACATGACCGATCGAGATATTATCGAGTGGTGTGACGACAATATCCCTGACCTAGCTGCTATATACGACAAGTATCGTGATACACACTTGTCGTATAGGATGGCTGAGATGACAATGTTTTTTACGCAATCCGTGTACGGATGCGATGATGATTACGACAAGATCAGGAAGTTCGTTGATCGCATGTGAAGAGAGGAGAGTGTAGTAAGTTAATAAGATTCCAGATTTGTAATTTATGTGAAGGATTTTTTATACGTTCTATGTTATTCGCGTATTCCAAAATACGTTCGTTATCGTCCGGCTCGGCAATGACACGTGGATCCTCGTGATTGCGAATATAGTCAGCTACTATGTAGATGATAGCATCCAATAACTCCTCGCGTGCCATTTCTATCCACGAATTAGCGGGAGTACCCCACTTCGTCGTATCTGAATCTACTCGAACACCATGGCCGTATCGACTTCTACCAATATTAAGGCGGTCGACGAGTTGGTCCTCGAGTTTCATATTTTTATTTGTTTTCAAAGCTTTAATTACTCATCAATCTCACACTCCTCCTCGTCCACGGAGGCATCGTCCTCACTACCGGAGCCACCAAGCCCCTCGACACCCTGGAAGGCGAAAGAAGGAAGCTTCTGAGACTTCTCGCAGAGAACCTGAGAAAGGCGCACACTCACTCCAAACTTGTTGTCGATAAACCAAATCTGGTTGAAATCGACGATACACATGCATCGCTGACTCTTTTCAATTCTATCAAGAGTTATACTCCTTTGCTGCATATCATACGCCTCGGCGAGGAACTCACCAGTAGGCTTAGTCATGACCTTAAGCTTGAGCGTGGAAGGGTAGTCATCTTTTCCAGGACGAACAAGGGGCTTGTAAAGCGCCTCGCGAATAACGTCGATGTTGTATGCCTTGCCGAGCCATTCTTTAGAGTTCTTGGCGACAGTTTCGATGATTGTCTGGTCGAGCTGCGTCAGCTTCTCCATAAGAGAAATAGCTTCTCCATTATCAGGATCAAAGGAAAGATCGAGTGAATAAGAAGTTTTGTTAGTAGCCTCATCAGTGAAAGCACTCAGGCCGAAAGGAGATCTCATGAAAGGAAGCTGAAGGTATAGCTTCTTGTTGCCTTGCGCGTTAATGTATACGGTCTTCCCGCCATTTTTGTTCTTCTTCATGTTGGAGAGAACTACGGTGGAGGGATCAAATTGCTCATAACGCTGAATCATAGTGGACATTGTTGGTTGGTTGTATTTGATATACGGGGCCAAACTTTAAGTAAGTTTTTTTTCTCAGAATATATTAATATTACGATGGGTATTTTCAGAGATTGTGGATGTGGTTGCGACGGTAAAAAGCAGGAGAAGAAGCTCGCCATTTCTTTCATGGCGGCTCTCACCTTCTTCATTATCGCCAATCCCAGCATGTACCGGTTTATGCGCGGTATTCTTGGAAAATGGGTGTCGGGTCCTACCGGCTGCCCCTCTTCCTCCGGTTTACTTTTACACACCGTGGTGTTTATGTTCGTAACCTGGGGTATGATGAATATAAAATACGAGGGTTTTGAAATTAAGGGTCCCGACGAGGGGCCCGCTCCCGTGGTGGAGCCCGAGGTCGAAGAGGAGCCCAAAAAAGAGGAGGTTCCCATGGAAGAGGTCGAGCCCGTGATGGAGGAAGAGGATGAAGATGTTTCTATGATGCCTATGGCGCCGCCGCGTATGGCAGAGGTGGAATCTCCTTTACCAGGCATGGCTGAGGCTCCTATCGGTTTATATGATACCGGTATGGTTTTCTCACCTATGGATATTAACGAAGACGCGGACGCACCCGCTTCCATTAAATTTGGAGCTGGTAGATTGAGTGTGTCGTGTGCCGATGGCAGCCGACCTATCGTCAATTAAAAGTCTTCGTCAAATGCTATGTCAGTCGTTTCGTCTATTTTACCATAGTCGCCGACTCTCTTTTCAAAAAAATTAGTCTTACCATCTAGGGAAATATTTTCCATAAAATCAAAGGGATTTTGTGTGTTCCAGATTTTATCGAACCCCGCTTGTTTCAAAAGTCTATCCGACACGTACTCGATGTAATCGGACATCTTTTCGGCATTCATGCCTATCAAACTACATGGGAGGGCTTCAATGATGAACCCCTTCTCGATTTCAACCGCTTCACGCACGATCTCGTGGATAGTATTTTGTGATGGCTTATTTTGGAGCATTTTGAATAGTTCAATGGCAAAGTCGAGATGAAGGCCTTCGTCACGACTGATAAGCTCATTGCTAAAGCACAGTCCGGGCATGAGCCCGCGCTTCTTGAGCCAGAAGATGGCACAAAAGCTGCCTGAAAAGAATATACCTTCGACACACGCGAACGCCAATAAGCGTTCGGCAAAGGGGCGTGATTTGTCAAACCATTTCATAGCCCACTCTGCTTTCTTTTTTATAGGATCAATAGTGGTGATAGCTTCGAATAGTTTCTTTTTCTCTGTGCTATCCCGGATATACTTATCGATGAGTTTACTGTATGTCTCCCCATGAACCATTTCATTGTGCACCTGATACGCGTAAAATGATCGCGCTTCGGTAAGTTGTACCTCATCTGCAAAATTGTTGTTGATATTTTCAAAAACGATACCGTCTGAACCAGCGAAAAATGCAAGGATGTATTTGATAAAGTGCTTCTCGTTATCAGTAAGAGACTTCCAGTCTTCCATGTCGGCACTCACGTCAACCTCTTCGGCCGTCCAGTTGGACATCTGAGACTTTTTATAAAGAGACCAAAGATTCTCGTGTTCAATAGGAAACACTGTGAACCTGTTCATGGTAGGTAGGAGCATAGGCTCAGCTTCCTCCAAGTATTCCTGAAAAGCAAAGTAGTCTCCAATGAGTTCACCATTGATCTTTACCTGTGGATACGTAACAGCCCGAGGGCCGCAACGCTCTTTGAGTTCATCTTTCTCGACGAGAATTTTGGAATAGTCTAGGTTTAATTCCTTGCACATGTTTTCCGCATAAGTACAGTATTTACAGTCCGGTTTCGAAAAAATCTCAACTCCCATATCGTGTGTTATTAGCCTATAATATTTTTGTCCGAAATCTTTAAACGATGATACAGTTTTCTGAGATCCGTTTTTCCGAAATTCAGCCTGGGGATTTACTCAAAGTTTTAGTGAACATTGACGATGTAGAAGATGAACAATACGCGAAAGTGGATGAGAATTGTGGTGATTACCTTATACTACGGTACTATTCCGAGACATCTTTCTCATATAAAGGCGCCCCCGTGTATACGCTCGATGAGGAGACGAATCTTATCAGGGGAGATAGTATTTTAGAACATCACACAGACGGAGATACCGTGTTTACTTGTATAAATGATGCAGATAGAATGTACGTAATAACTAGCGAACAAGACAGCGAAGCTGAAAGTGTATTATACGACGAATCAGACGACGATGTAAGTAGTATGGGTAATTTTATAGTGTCTGATAGTGAGATAGAAAGCATAGAACTCCCTCCCGATCACGCGACTATTGACAGGCAGTGGAACGAATGGCAGCCTCGAAGCCCAGGGTCTATTCGATTTAAAAAAATGGTGGACGCCATAGAAGAAAGAGCCCGTCTTCAAATGGACGAAGTAAATTTTTAACCTAAGTGCGCCCGATTTAAAATAAAAAAACAAGGTGTACTTTCATAATGGATTCAGAAACTTTGGCTACTATTTGGTCCCAGTGTGACCGTTTACAACAAAAACCAACAATCAAGCCAATAGATAGTCGATTATGTAAAGAATGCGCTGTATATAAAACACTCACCAGGGAAGGGATGGTGTGCACAGAGTGTGGAAGAGTCGACGCAATTTATGTCGACGATTCTGCAGAGTGGACGAGTGGAATGACAGATGATGGACGTGTGTCTGATCCTTCGAGATGCGCCGTACCCACGTCCAATCATGACCTGTTTTCTGATTCGTGGGGTAAAAGTACCATTATTTCCACTAAAAATAATTCGACATATCAACATAAGCGTATGGCTAAAATCACATTTCATAACTCTATGAATCACAGGGATAGATCTCTCTATCATGCATACCGAGATATAGATGAGGCGTGCGTCGATTTACCAGAGAGTATTTTGAGAGATGCCAAGACGTTATATAAAAAGTTCAACGAGAGTAAACTCACTCGAGGAGCCGTGCGATCCGGTATCAAAGCCAACTGCGTTTTATATGCGTGTAGAATCGCGAACGTACCTCGCACGACAAAGGATGTGGCGGATATGTTTGGTATTCAATGCAAAGATATTAGTCGTACGACAAGTATTTTTACTGAAACGATCGACAATGAAAAGACGGAGAAGAATTACGTGACGAAACCATTTGACGTCATGTCAAGACTTCTTAATTCATTCGATATTACACGTGAAGAGCGTTTGGCATGTAACAAAATGTGTCAAAAATTAGAAAGTTGCGTTGAACTCATGAGTAAATCTCCAAATAGCGTAGCTACGGCAGTTATTTTCATGGTTCTCAATTCACGAATCACTAAAAACGAGATTTGCCAAAAATGTTCAGTGTCTGTTCCTACACTTAATAAAATTGTGACCATCACAAAACGACACTTAGAGGAATAATTTGTAATAGAACTTAGTATGGTTAAACTCTTTCTCAGTACTCCATGTTATGGGGGGTTATGCCTCGAAAAGTACATGAAGAGTATCGTCAATCTTCAGATGCTCTTGATGCGCGAAGGTGTGCAGTTGATGCTTGATACGACCGAGAATGAAAGTCTCGTTCATAGAGCTAGAAACGTGTCCATCGGTAGATTCATGCAAAAGACTGATGCAGACTATTTTATGTTTATAGACGCAGACGTCGAGTTTGATGCGCAATCTGTGTTGCGTCTCCTAAGATCTGGTCACGAAGTTTCCGTCGCTGTGTATCCGAAGAAGGTGGTCATGTGGGACCAAGCTCGAGAAGCCGTTGAGAACGGAGACGAGCGTAACATGGCCCTTCTGTCCTCGAGTCTCGTAGCGAATATCGGTGCTACGAGACGTTCAGTCGTGAACGGATTCGTCGAAGTTTTGGACGGACCTACCGGTTTTATGATGATTTCTAGGGAAGCTCTGACTAAAATGCATGAACACTATCCGAAACTCAACTGCAAGAATGATCACCAAAACAGGGATTTTGATGAATATTGTGCACTTTTTGATTGTATGATCGATCCTGAAAGCAGGCGTTACCTGTCAGAGGATTATGCGTTTTGTCGTCGGTGGCAACAGATGGGAGGTAAGATTTACGCAGATTGTAACACTACATTAGGACATGTGGGCAATTTACCGTTCTCGGGGTGTTTAAATGATAGGCTTAAGGCTTAAGCTCTTAACATAGTCAATGAAGGTCACTACTATTGTCGTCACTCGGAGTGGATCGTGTCATGTAAAGACACTCCATACGATTCTTCGTATGAATATTCAGTGTATACAAAAGGATGTACAAAATCAGATTGTGTTTGTGAATGATGATCCTTATGCGAAAGCTGACGCGATTCAAAAGTATATCAAGGAGACTGACCGTATCTTCTTTATCGATTTTGGTATTCAAGTAGACGATGATTCAGTTTCTCACGTTGTAAATAGACGTGATGATTATCACGTTATGGTCTTTCCAGGTGTGACAGAGGGTATTGATTGGGGTATGTTCAAAAATAAGGTTTTACAGAAATCATCGGAGCCCACACATCAGATGGGTCTTAACTTTGACACTGAGATCGGGAACCAAGTTTCGGAGAATATTTATACAGTAAAGACAAGCTCTGCGCGATCCTGGTTTATGTTATGTAAACCCACCCTCAAATATATCAAATGTCGCAGAACCGGAAAATTAAAAATCAGTCCTAAGTCGGATGCAATGTTTGAAAATTTCAAAGAATCCGGGGTCAAGGTTGTTGCGTTCACCGGTGCCCGTCTCACATTTACATATCCTCACGAGTGTATAGGAAACATTGTTAACTCGGCCGGTGTTAAAGCTAATTAAAGATTAAACCAAAAATATACGTATAATGCAACGTTTATCTGTAAAGCGTGAAGATCCCCTTTACAAATACACGCTTGATTTCATGGAGCATCACTGGGGCACGAAGGGTAAAGGCATCTTTCCAGGCAGTCAGCCAATCTCTATTGAATATCGCCATTTTGACATTCTGAAGTCCAACCCGTATGTCGTGTGCGAAAAGACGGATGGAGTTCGTTTCATGATGCTCGCATTCATGTTTGACAATAAGAAGAAGACGATCTTTATGAATCGCGCGTTGGAGATGTTCGATTGCCCCCTGAACTTTCGAAAACTCGTGTATGATGGCACGATCGTCGAGGGTGAGATGTACGGTGATACATTTATGATGTATGACATGCTCATGAGCTGTGGAAAAGTCGTCGGAGATCAGGATTTCCTTACCCGTCTTGATTACATGGAAAAATTTAAAAAGATGCTCATGAGTCTCAAGTATGATCCCGTGAAACTGTCCTTGAAAACTTTCCATTTGATGTCCGATTTTGAAGAGTTCATGGATAAGTACCTGCCTACGGTGCAACAGGAAATCGATGGCCTTATTTTTACACCTATCAATGATACGGTGAAGACTGGTACTCATGAAACTATGTTCAAATGGAAACCTCGAGACAAAAATACGATCGACTTCCAAGTGAAGAGAAAGGGTGATGTATGGAGATTACATGTGCAAGAAAGGGGTAAATTGATATTTGAATCCGAGCTTCGTGACGAATGGGTTCCTCTCAAAGCGCGGGAATGGTTGAAAGAAGACGCGATTATTGAGTGTCAGTACATGTTCCATGATTCTCCTATGTGGTGGAAACCTATCGCACCTCGTCCAGACAAGACGTTTCCCAATAGCAGAAGAACATTCTATAGAACGCTCGTGAACATTCGGGAGGATATTGCTATGGCCGACTTTCTAGACTGTAAACCATAAAGTAATAACTTCCCATTTCGGGTGGGTGTTGTTCTCTCACGAATTCATCATTCAGAAAAAACCAGCGATTCCGCTGCCTTGCAAAACTCACATAGTGTCCGTCGTGTTGATGACCTACGTGCATAGCACACGAAGCGAGTTTATATACGTGACCGTCGAGAATTAATTCGTGAATAATTTTAATATGATTTTTTACGTCGAACGATAGCATGAGCACGGGTGGCAGCTTCGAAAATAACATACGCGTAGAAGCTGCGTTATGTTTCACACCTTCCGTATCCACGAAATCTTCTAGAACGTTCCAGCTCGTACTCGCTTGAAGCATTTCTCCTATATCCGAACCCTTAGAAGTCATTAAATGAATGCTAAAGTCCTCTTCATTCACTGATTTCCCGGTAGGCCAAATTGTTTCTTGAACCTTTTTACCGTAGAACCATTCTTTAACGATGGGCTGATGCTGCTCGAGAATATCGATGATGCATAATATAGCTTCCTGTACGTCGTGTTGTTCATCGGTCTTAAACCGTGGAAACTTTCTTTGAAACGCGAATAAGAGTAATTCCAGATTGAGTGGGGTCTTATCGTTTGACCAGTATTTCTGAACGAAGATCTGAAAAAGCGAAGTAAACATGCACGCTCCTTCACCCTTGTACGAGTTTCTTAAGAAGTAGTTCGAAACTTGTGGAAGGTTAAATAGGCATTGTATAGCGGTATTAAAATAGCACGAAGTTCCTTCATTTATGAGACCTCTCATTTCTTTACTTCGAAATAAAACTTTAATTAGAGATTTGGCGCATGTTATTAGTACAAAAATGTCTAAAGCTATTGGTATTGATCTTGGAACTACTTATTCATGCGTCGGTGTTTGGCAAAATGATAGAGTTGAAATTATTGCGAATGATCAGGGAAATAGAACAACCCCCTCGTACGTTGCGTTTACCGATTCTGAACGCCTCATAGGAGACGCGGCAAAAAATCAAACTGCGATGAACCCCAAAAATACGGTTTTTGATGCAAAGCGACTCATTGGTCGTAAGTTTTCGGAGTCGAAGGTTCAAGAAGATATCAAAAGTTGGCCTTTCAAGGTAGTTTCAGGAGTGTCCGACAAGCCTTCTATCGAAGTTGATTTCAAAGGAGAGACGAAGCGTTTTGAACCTGAAGAGATTTCGTCTATGGTACTTACCAAGATGAAAGAGATTGCCGAAATGTATATCGGAACGGGTGTGAAGGATGCGGTGGTCACCGTCCCCGCATATTTTAATGATTCTCAGCGACAAGCTACGAAGGATGCAGCGGCGATCGCGGGTTTAAATTGCCTTCGTATCATCAACGAACCCACCGCCGCCGCTATCGCGTATGGATTAGACAAAAACAAGGATGAGGATAAGAACGTGTTGATTTTTGATCTCGGTGGTGGCACGTTTGACGTCTCTCTTCTTAATATCGAAGGTGGTATTTTTGAAGTGAAGGCTACGGCAGGTGATACTCACCTAGGCGGTGAAGATTTTGACGCACGTCTACTTCAACACCTGTCACAAGAGTTCAAACGTAAATACAAGAAGGATATCTCCGATAATCCGAGAGCTTTGCGTCGACTGAGAACTGCATGTGAACGCGCGAAGCGAACCCTCTCTTCTACAACTCAAACGGCGGTCGAAATTGATTCACTGTACGAAGGTATTGATTTTTACACGTCTGTCACGCGCGCAAGATTCGAGGAACTCAACGCAGATCTGTTTAGAAAGTGTATGGAACCTGTGGAGAGAGTCATCAAGGATGCGAAGATGGATAAGTCGATGGTTCAAGAGATCGTTCTCGTCGGTGGTTCTACGCGTATTCCCAAAATTCAACAGATGTTGTCTGAGTATTTCAACGGTAAAGAACTTAATAAGTCTATCAACCCCGATGAAGCGGTCGCATATGGTGCAGCTGTACAAGCCGCCATCCTTTCGGGAGTGACTGACAACGCTGTGCAGGATCTACTGCTTCTCGATGTGACACCCGTATCTATGGGTATTGAAACCGCTGGAGGAGTAATGACCAATCTCGTCGATAGAAATACCACCATTCCGACTAAGAAGGAACAGGTGTTCTCCACGTATTCCGACAACCAACCCTCAGTCCATGTTCAAGTATACGAAGGTGAGCGCGCACGTGCGGCTGACAACCATCTTCTAGGAAAGTTCGATTTGAATGGTATTACTCCCGCACCCCGAGGCGTCCCACAAATTACAGTGACGTTCGACATTGACGCAAATGGAATTCTTAACGTGAGCGCCGAGGACAAAGCGTCCGGGAAATCGGAAAAGATTGTGATCACCAACGATAAGGGGCGTCTCTCGAAGGATGATATTGAGCGTATGGTGAACGACGCCGAGAAGTACAAGGAAGAAGATGATAAGTATCGCAAGAAAGTTGAAGCTATTAACGCATTCGAAGCGAACGTCTTCGGGGTGAAGAGTATGATAGATCAATTAAGCGACGATGACAAGAAGATCGTCGAAGAGAAGGTCACAGAGACCATCTCATGGATAGACAATAACAGATCTGCAGAACTTGATGAAATTGAACACATGCAGAAAGATTTTAGAGACTTTGTTAATCCCATTATTTCCAAGCCAAAATCCGAGGCAGAGCCCAAAATGGACACCGGTCCTGAAATTGAAGAACTTGATTAATCACACCTAAGTAACTTAAAGATTTCTACCAAAATAAGATTGTAAAATGAACGTTCATTCCCTTACCGACACTGTTTTTCCTCTTGTTGACCAATACAAAGATGAAGAATATATCGAGTTAGAATTCCGACTTGGAAAGTTTAATGGTACAATGTTCGATACGAATATTGGAAAAACTGCACACGATTACATCATGCATGGACTTTCCAAGTACACAGGATGGGATCGTATTATCGCTTCCGAAGAGGAAGTATTTTATCGCAGTAGCGACGGTGTACGTATATCCGTAGACTCGGCCACTGGTGATGAAGTTATTGTCCAGAAAGATCGAATCAAGAACCACGATCTAAAGCACCTAGGAAACGTACCTTTCGACATCCGTTTCAGCATTTCCAAAGAGATCCCACTCCCCGAAGACACCGATCGCGATATGGACAAAAAGAAGACTAAGAAGCGCGTGTCGTTTATTCGTAAGAACGTGTCTATCGATATGACGATCGTATCCGGTGATAGTCATGATATGGACTCAGAGGATCCCATGTCGTATCAGATGGAATTCGAAGTGATCGACGCTACTTCCTGTGAAACGAAGGATGACCTATTTAAAGTCATCCACAAAATTAATGACGTATTTAATATGTTGGGTACTAACAGATGATAACGTTCCTGTTTCTCGTTGCATTATTTATCATATTACACAACGCGAGTCAAAATCAGGGCGAAGAAGTCGGTGTACTCGGATACAAAACTAAGTTTTTTCATGTTTCTGCAGGCGCTTCGAAGCGTACGTACGAAAAAATGAAATACGATGGTATGCACCCGGACCAAATTAAGATGTTTATCATGTTGGAGGATCAATTTTTACGATTAGTTCGAATGGCGGTGTGTACCGGCGTTTCGCGGAGGAACCAAGGGTATGCTTTATCCGATGAGATCAAGGAAAAGTTTAAGCCATACGATTTTGAATATCACGTAGCACTCTTAAAACAAATAGCCGAACCACATAAGGTTATAATTCAAAATATAAGATGTTAAGCATATATAATAACGCGCGTCGATGTGGACCGGGTGTCATTCGTGTAACATTGTCAAAAATGTAAACGACTAGCCATGTGTCATCTAGTCTCTTTCTATTTTCATCTATCCACTTGCGTTCATCATTTGCGTCCATAAATTCACTTGAACACAAAAACTCTCGCTCGAGAGTACCCATTGCCCATTCTTTATCGGTGTCGCGTTCCCTTCGTATGTACGCGCAAATAGTATAAAAAATGCTATCGAGAAGTGTTTCGTATATACGTTTATCCCAACGTGGATTTTCTTCGTCTATACGAAACTCACCGTGTCTGTATAATGTTTTGACATGATCAACAAAGTGCTGTCTACTATCGTCCATGTATCTACATGTCATCTATTCTTTATAATTGTTCCACCTTCGTACCCTTGGGGAAGCGATTGAGTCCCTTCGGTGAGTTCTTTTTAGGAGGTGTGGCCACGTTCATCATACCTTCGAGTTCGGCGGCGAGGTTATTGTTTAGATTATTTAACTTGTTGTTTAATTGTTTCTGTCTCTGAAACTTCCATGTGCGTACCGTATCCCGTTTAACCCTGTTCACATTGGTCTTGAAAAGTAATCCATTTTTCTTATTCTTTTTGAGATTGAGAGCGTTGATCACCTTTTTCATGTCTGCGACATCAGAATTTAAAGAAGGCATCACGTTCTTATACTTCTTCAGCCAGCGCTTACCGTATAATTCCTTGATATCTTCCTTGATAGCCTTATTTGTGAGACGACGCTTGTTCAATTTCTTCGCAATATTCGCAGTCCTTGAAGCAGGTGCCACCACCTTAGGCTTTCTACCTCTTCTCTTAAGGGGTGCAGCTTTAGGTATTTGTAGCTTCTTGCACAGTGTATCCACAGTATCACCGTCAACCACACTCACACCTCGAGCGATAGCTATTTGTACGAGCTCCTCTTTCTTATACGCGCGGCAAGGTTTGTTACCAACCTTGAATGTACCGAACGCACGGTCCTTGATTTTTTCGCAAATAGCGGGCTTTGTAGTCTTACTCGTGATGTCAACAATACCCATCTTCTCTGCGACTGCGACGAGCTTCGGGCGAGCGACAGTGAGACATTTGCGCGGACCTACCTTTATAGTGTTCTGACCGTTGAGATACTTAATATTCGTATTATTATTGGTAAGCGTAGCGGTCAGATTCTTCGGGCGAGTCGTTTTCTTGACGAGCATCTTATTTGAACCCATATTCGCAGTCGGTTTTATCATACCCATAACCCACATCGTCTTCACGAGATCGTATCCTATGGGGTTATATGCATCGTGTAAGCCCTTGACAGTCCTAGCACCTAGAACCTGTATCTTACCGGAAGTAAAAAGCTGGAAATTGTTACCATAATATGTCATCTTTAGCGCGGGTCTAAGCTCGGGTTCGTACTCCACGTTGCGAGACTTAGCGAAAGCCTGTGCAACCTTGGTAAGATTAATAGCACCTTGGACTTGAAACGTACCCACAAGAGCATAGTAACGAATGGGATTGTATAAAAACGTATACTTTGATGCATAGTTATCGACGATAAACTTACGAATCATCTCCGGTTGCCTCGAGTTGTTGTCGATGATGCCACCGGCTACTTGCATCTTTCCATTGGTATATATCTTCACAAGTAATTTCTGCTTCTTACCCCCTAGGTACGTGAAACCGTCGATTTGTGCGGCGAAGTATTTATGCCTATTTTTAGCATTCTCGTTAGGTGCAACCGTAAACGTATGCTTAGCTCCTATCTGCATACGTCCATATAACAGTTTGATCGCACTTACTTCAATTTCAAAATCGGATTCGCGTGCGATGGGACGCCTCTTAATAGGCTTTTTATAAAGAAGTTCCGTAACGTTTACAGCGTAATTACCGGCCTTGGCATCTACGTTGACCATACCGTTAAAGACACCCAATTGTAGAGGGGATATCTTCATTTTCGAAAGATTTGCCGCTTTCAACTTGTTACCGACCATTCTCTGTATTCGTGCTTGTATGTTGTTTTGTTTCAGTCGAGTCGCATTGGCTCGTAGACTATTTTTTTCGCGGTTTGTGAGATAAGGAGCCTGTCGTATCAGATTTTGGGTGGTAGGCGAAGAAGTATTATTTTTTTCAAACTCGTTGAATAAACCCATATATTAAGTAAAGATTTTAATCATCTAATTCCTGTCCGTCTGTGTCAACTATCGTCTGCGTAGAGATCGAAGACTCTGTGTGCACTTGCTGCTGTGGTACCACTTCTTGAGGAGTCACGTTTACGATATCGAGACCGATAACCCACATAGAGTTCCTATGTTCTGTACCCGTTTTAGGCTGTTGCTGTGTGATGCCGCGCCTCGTATACAAGCTAAGCTCATCTTCTTTGAGTTTTTCTACACTGATGCCACGCTCTCCGAAAGGACCCGCCCAAATATCAGAGTTGATCGTTCTCGATTTACCTTCCTTCATGCAGTAGGCAGAAAACTCATCCTTGAAGAAAGACAGGGGGCATTTCTTATCTTCACCGTATTCAATGTGTGGTGATTCCATAAAACTCAATAGGGGGCTGACAGCCGCCGCAACCTGTGTCTTCACCTTTTCGAAGTATGGAGGGAGAATGTTCCAGATACCATCGTTCTTATGAGCTTGCGCCTTTTCGAGATACGCGCGTACGCACTTCTGCAGAATATTCGGAAGTTCCTCATCGAGGCGATCTTCAAGAGTTGGGTCCGCCTCCCTAACCTTTTTCCTAAAATCGACCGTGATTAGACGTCGCAAAACGCTACCAGAGTTGTCTCTCCATCCAGGAATCTCATTACCACCCAGAATACCCGGAGACTTCCACACGAACGTCTTAGCCTTTTCGTGTTTTACAGCAATAGAAACGTCTTCACCCGAAACCACGGATTGAAACTCTGCCTGCTCGAGTGCCAGATCACCCTTGATCTCTGGTGCGATGAACATATACGAATCATAGATGGACGACAGACCAAACTTCCTCTCAACGTTATTCGAGAGTGTTCGCACATCGTCGGGTGTATAGAACTTACGGCACACCTTCGTAATAATAGTAGACTTACCAGATTGAGCCACACCCTTGAGGAATGGAATACACTGCCACCTATCGATTTCGTTTACATCGAAGCATAAGCGCCCACACAAGATATACATCCACTCGATCACATCCTTATTGAACTTTTGATACGTGAGGATTCTATCGAAGTTAGGTGTGGGGATATCTCTCCAGTCAGCGTCGTTATAGTTATTAAACTCTTGGTTGAAATATTTGCAACTGATAATAGTTTTGTCGAGTGTCTTAAACTCCTTAGACGTGTACGGATAGAACACAGCCCGGTAAAACTTCTCATCGTCCGTGGACTTATCGGGTACGAGCTCTTTGCCAATGAAGATACCGTTGGTAAAAGACCAAACCTGGCGATGCTTTTTAATCTCCGGAAACTGCATATCCTTCGTCTTGGAAAGGTGACGAATGAGATCGCTATGTGTAGAAGGACTCATAGTCATATTCTTCCACAATTCGTATAACTGTTCCTTTTTGCTAGCCGAATACACGTAATCTTGGATACTCTCAAAAGCTTCCCATGCTCGAGTGCTCGCACCGTCTTTCGTCTTAATTTCCCTACAGCAATTATCTTTGTATCTCTTAATCTGTCGATCGTATAGATCCTTGAGTAATTGTAACATAGCCTGTTGATATGGCTTCAGCTCTTGAATATCCTTAATCGTCGAGTTCCTAAAAATAGACGGATCAGACTCTGGGTCTACGGGTACGGCGTTAGGATTGTTTGAAAAGTCGTGAATGCGAAAAAGGCTAAACGTGAGTCTCCAGGCATCCTGTACACGGTCGATCATTCGGTTAATTCGAGTCGCCAGGGTAACTTCTTTGATGTCGTCATCGTCGAAGTCACATTCGGCATCTTTCTCGAGAGTGCGTGCACGATGGTATATCTCGCATAAGCGATCGATCATGGAAGTACGTCTACGTTCGACCTCCCCAATAGCGATAGTTGTGGGCAGACCATCATCCTGTAGTTGTGAAAGATCGAAGAACAGTTTAAAACCTATGTGGAGAGACTCGGCTGCAGTGAGCTTATCATTCATTCTCAGAATCTTCTCGAAATGCTTAATAAGTTTTATCAGCTGATCTATATCCATTTTCATAATATTCTCAGTCCAGAAAGTGCTATTATGATCATGAAAATTGCATGTGTCGTCGATGGCGTGCACCAGACCCTGCATTTATAATATTAGGATTCATTTTTCTAAGCCTCATTTTTCTTCTGAAGGGTGTTGAGAAGTTTGATCAAAATTTTGTTCTGAATTTCCATCTGCTGCCCAATGTAGACTAGAGCCGTGCAGACGGTATCACCCTCGGGGGTGGTGAGGGTCTGACCGAGCAAATTTTCCATAGGGGAGAAATCGTCGTCATCCTCGGGAAAGTCTTCAGGATCGTACTCGGTGAGGTCGACCCCCTCGACCTCCTGGTCGGGCAAAATTTCGGATTCGGATTCGGTCTCGGTCTCGGTCTCGGTCTCGGGCTCGATCGTCTCAGGCTGTGTAGACATTTATGGTAGGCTCAGGAAAAATCGAGTGCGAAATTTCGCACTTTACCCAAAATTATTTTCTCTGCCTATAGTACAACTACTCTCAAAATGGCTGGCGGTCTTATGCAACTGGTAGCATACGGCGCCCAAGATGTCTATCTCACTGGTAACCCCAAGGTTACGTTTTTCCAGGCGGTTTACAAGCGCCACACTAACTTCGCTATGGAGAACATCGAGCAGACCGTGAACGGTACTGCCGCCCCCTCCGGCCGCGTCTCCGTCACGATCGCCCGTAACGGTGATCTCGTTTCCGACATGTACGTCGAGCTCAAGGCTAAGGCTACGATTATCAAGACTGCCACCGTTGCGGGTGTCGCTGATGACTGCTGGGCCGCTGAGCGTGCCATCAAGGATGTGGAGCTCTCAGTGGGAGGTCAGAGAATTGACAAGCACTACCAGCGCTGGTGGCGTCTGTACTCCGAGCTTTACCTCGATGAGTCCAAGAAGGCCACTTGGGGTAAGATGACCTCCCCCTCGGTCAACGGTGGTCAGATGTTCCTTCCTCTGATTTTCTTCTTTAACAGGAATCCCGGTCTCGCGCTTCCGCTCATTGCACTGCAGTATCATGAGGTGCGCCTGGATTTTGACCTCTCGGCCGATTTCTCTGCCTACACCGATGGCACCACCTTCAAGGTCTGGGCCAACTACATCTACCTCGACACCGAGGAACGTCGCCGCTTCGCCCAGAAGGGTCACGAGTACCTCATCGAGCAGGTTCAGCACACCGGCACCGATGCCATGGCGACCGCCGGCAACACCAAGCAGATCCGCCTCTCCTACAACCACCCGGTCAAGGAGCTCGTCTTCTGCGCCGACCGCGGTTCCATCGCCGATGCCAACCTTTGGAACTTCACCTCCACCGACGTCTACGTCACCACCGACGCTGGCGCTCAGCTCGCGCCTGGTCTGTCGTCCGTCACGCCCACCTCCCTTTCCGGTGCTCCCCAGCTTATCGTGACTGAGGGTGCGGCTGCCTGGACTGAGGAGGCTGCTGGCCCCATCGAGACTTTCAAGCTCGTCCTCAACGGCCAGGACCGCTTCAAGGAGCAGTCTGGTAAGTACTTCAACCAGGTGCAGCCCTTCCAGCACCACACTGGTTCCCCCATGCCCGGTGTGTATGCCTATTCATTTGCCCTTAAGCCCGAAGAGCATCAACCGACCGGTACCTGCAACTTTTCTCGCATCGACAACGCTCAGGTCGCGATCAAGACCAAGGCTGGTGCCACCGCGCAGAACCTTAACATGTTCGCCGTGAACTACAACGTCCTCCGCATCCAATCTGGTATGGGTGGTCTTGCCTTCTCTAACTAAATACTCATACGAAGTATTTGCAAAATATCAAAAATTTCACTTTTAAAAATTGTTCGTACACACTTTTTAAAAATGAAGGTTCTTTACTTTTTGACTCCCCCTCGTTTTTGTAACGCTTTTTTTTTGGTCTTAATTTTACAAAGTGTCCGACCGGTCGGCTTCAATCGAACGTACACGAAACATTTTCATCGTCCCACTTGTCTACACTGTTACACGAAATTTCACCCCCAAACAGTTCATACACCCATGACCCATCTACAAGTTCATCTTCGATAAGCTTATTTTTCAATTGTTTAAGTTCAAGCATGTTAACAGACAGGAGTTCTTTCGAGCGCTTGTAACACTCGTCTACGAGATCGTTAATCTCCTTATCGACAATCAGTGCAGCCGCGGGTGACAGGTTTCGGTAATCAAACTTGTTTTCACCTAAACCGTACGTGGTGACCATATCTCGGGCGATCTTATACACTTGTGCGTAGTCAGAAGAGGCTCCCGTAGTGATATTTTCAGCTCCAAATATGAGCTCTTCAGCTGCACGCCCACCTAGAGCCACGATCATCTGATTCTTGAGATATCGCTTCGTGTAAAGAGCTGATTCCGCATCCTCTTCCGAAGGTTGGAAGAAGGTCACACCACCGGCTGCGCCTCTAGGGATGATGGAAACTTTACGCACGCGATCGTAACCGGGAATGACTGCACCCGTGATTGCGTGTCCCGCCTCATGGAAAGCGATAACATCCTTTTTGTGACCAGTGAAAACCGTGTCACCCTTTGCCCCTACGATCAGTCTCTGATACACGTCATCCACGATAGCCTCGGTGATAGTACCATCTCCATCTCTCACGGCACGAATCGCGCACTCGTTTAACAGATTAGCGAGTTCGGCACCCGAAAATCCCGTCGTTTGTCTCGCGAGAGTTCCAAGGCTCACGTTCTTATCAAGTTTCTTACCTCGAGCGTGTACTCCGAGAATCTTCTTACGACCCCTGACACTGGGCAAAGCGACTTGAATCTTACGATCGAAGCGACCCGGGCGAAGGAGGGCTTCATCTAAAATGTCACTCCGGTTGGTAGCTGCTATGACGACGATTCCAGTGTTCTCATCAAATCCATCCATCTCCGTAAGAAGTTGATTAATCGTCTGTTCACGTTCATCATTACCGGGCATGGATCCGGCTGCACGCTTCTTACCCACAGCATCGATCTCATCAATGAACACGATACAGGGTTGATTAGCCCTTGCCTGTTCGAAGAGCTCTCGTACACGCTTAGCACCCACACCCACGAACATTTCAACAAAGCTAGCCGCCGAACACTGAATGAAAGGAACACTCGATTCACCTGCAATCGCTCGAGCGAGGAGTGTTTTACCAGTTCCGGGTGATCCCGAAAGAAGAGCGCCACGGGGAATCTTAGCCCCGCTACCTGAATATCGCAGGGGATTCTTCAAAAAGTCGACGATCTCTTCGAGCTCATATTTAGCAGAATCAATACCTTCTACATCAGTGAATCGTGTCTCCACATTCTCTTCCATGGCAAAATCTGACGATTTAATAAAAGGGTTGGGCATTCCCATTCCCCCTCCCTCTCTACTTCCAAAAAAGGCACGAAACATGGTAAAAGCATACAAAAGGAAAAACCCCACGATAACATTTTCAGCGAGATTCTGTGGCTGTGTATTGTCTATGTTTACGTTCGCACCACTCTCGATCAGTTTGTCCCAAAACATATCAGATTGAACAATGGCGACGTCTCCATAATCTCCATTTTCTTCCATAAAGACAGCTTGATTTTTCGCAGGTCGTACGAGGACCTGTGGAAGCTCTTTCTTCTCGAGACCTTTGATAAATTGACTATATGATCTTGGTTTGTATTCGGGTTGTTCCGAATTCTCTACCTTAATATTCGGTGCGCGAAATATACGCGGTATAGATAAACTCATTACAGGACGCATCTATATTATATGGTGGAATAAGTTTTAAGCAGCTTAAATAAATCGGTATATTATAGATTACGAATGACGAGTTCTGTTGGTGTAATCGGATTAGGTTCTATCGGGAAAAATCTTGCGCTGAATATTCAGGAAAATCAAAAGTTGCACGTGTTTAATAAGACGCATTCTAAGGTTGTCGCATTAGAGGAACAATCTAAAAATGTGTATGGTCATGAATCTATCGGCGAAATGGTAGATGCTATGAAATGGCCGCGTGTTATCTTCACAGCTCTTCCCCATGGACAGGCGACGGATGATACTGTTAGAATTCTACTCGAACACATGAGACCCAATGATACGATTATAGATTGTTCAAACGAGTATTATAGAGTCTCCAGAACTCGTGGGTCTAGGTGTAAGTCGCGAAAAGTAAACTACCTAGGAACTGGACTTTCCGGGGGAGCAGAAGGTGCTCGAACGGGACCCGCTCTAATGATAGGAGGTACTAAAAGTGCGTACGAAATGCACAAGCCACTCCTATCTAAATTTGCCAAGAGACACACCTACATGGGTGAAGACTTTGGTGTTGGTCACTTTACAAAGATGGTCCATAACGGTGTTGAATATGGTATGCTACAAGCTGTGGCCGATCTATATGCGTATTGTGATCATGACGACGATCGTATGCGGAAGAGTTTAGAGCAGGCTATCGGTACTGATATGGATGGATACATCGTGCGATCCGCGCTGAAGGTGCTTGAGAACTATGATATGGAAAAAATTTCTGATGTCGCAGAAATGAATAACACGGGATTATGGTGTTCTCAGATTGGCTTGGAATATGAAATTCCTACACCCGTCATAAATTCGGCTGTCAATACAAGAATTACGAGTAAATATATTAAGTCAGTTCGCACAAAACAAAAGAATACCACTGTATTTAAACCCATTATAGGCATGAACACTTTACGTTTTACGTTTGCAGCTTCGCTTCTAGAAGGATTTGATTTAATGAAAACACGGAACACAACTAAGCAAGATGTGATTAACGCCTGGTCAGGGGGTACTATTATTGAATGTCCGCTTATCGCAAAAGAACTCCATGATGTCATGGATAAGCATATTCTGGATGCGCGTATTTTTGCTTTGCATTGTATGACCACGGGTGTACCGTGTCCAGCTGTGCAATCTGCTATCAATCAATACGATTTTATTCACCAACAGAAAACTTCCTTATCGTTTCTTATGGCGCAACGCAATTATTTTGGCCAACACACACTTATTGAAGTATAAAAGAAAAACGCGTATTTGATTTATGATTAAGAAAATCTTTGATATACTGTTAAGAGTAGAAAAACCTGTGCTCGGTCGATGGTCGCTCAAGAATTGTAGTGAAATGTCGGCATCTATAAATTCTGTGTATCAAAATCGGGACCATTGTGGTGATACGATTTGTAAGACGCCTAAAAGAGCGTCGGAATATCATCCTACCCCTAACAATATAAAAGATAGACGCTAAGTAAGAGTATGCTTGAGATCTATACAGATGGAAGTTGTTTAGGAAATCCTGGACCTGGAGGGTGGGGTGTGTTATCATCCGATTTCAGATTAACCGGTGGATCTCGTGAAACGACAAATAATATTATGGAGATGACCGCGATTATTAAGGGTTTGCAAGAATGTAAAAAGCGTGGTATTGATGAAGTGCGTATTTTTACGGATAGCAATTATACGAAGAATGGAATCACTTCATGGATCAAAAACTGGAAACGCAATGGATGGGTCACGGCAGCTGGAACTGCGGTAAAAAATAAAGAATTATGGAAAACTTTGGATACCGTGGTTCAGTCTATAAAAATTGTAGAATGGCGTTGGGTAAAAGCACACAACGGAAATGTACAAAATGAACTCGTCGACAAATTAGCACGTTCAACTGCTCAAGAATTTCAGAATAATCTAGACATAACATAAGCACAGGCCATGTCTGAAAAAAATTCAATAGACGAACAAGTAAGTTGCCTGTGGTGCGAAAAACAAGAAAAACTATTAGTTCGATGGGCCGAGAAAGGTGCTGGCTATCGCTGGCTCCACAATCACTCTCGTCTTTTTTATAAAAAGCAGAATGACTGGCTCGCGTATCCGTCTATCGTCATAGCTTCTATCACGGGTGTGGGTGGTTTTGCGGTATTAAATCCGAGTGGTAATGATGGAGTAAGTAGTGAAACGAAAACTCGTATTATGATCATCCAATATTTCTTTGCCTTCCTTAATGTTTTGGCGGGAATTTTGACGAGTATATCCAAATTTAGTCAGGCTTTAAGCTTATCGGAAGCACATTCTGCTATGTGCGTACAATGGTCGAAGTTCTATAGGAATATAGATATGGAGTTATCATTGGACGTGAAACACAGGGTCCCCGTGGTGGAGTTCATGATGAAATGTAGAGAAGAATATGATCGACTGCTGGACGAGGCACCGGATATTCCATCTGTTTCTATACAGGCATTTCAAGTTCAGTTTCCCGATAAACCCAACAAACCAGATGTATGCAATGGACTCAGTATCGTTGTGAACGATGAAACAAATTCTGTTATCGCTTCAAAACGAGCTGTTAGTCGTTGGTTGGGGGCTTTTTCAAGTATAACAACTATTAGTAGAAGGAAAAGTATGGACATGTCCTATCAAGATGACGAACTTAACAGGGTAGATTCTGTATGATCTCATTGGTTTTGTCGTACATCTTTTCATGATATCTATTCGTAAACCCTTTCTTCAATCGTCCGTTCTCGACCACATTCGATTTAAGAGAGTCCCATAATTCGAGACGATCCTCGAGAAAGGCTTTGAACTTTTCGGGGTTGTTGGTAGACTTATACACAATTTTTTCACTATTCATAGCTTTTTCGGTTGCTCGCTTTTTTTGTTCATCGTACATTTTCACGCGTTCGGTGTACGGTACTGAAGTAAACGTAGCTTCCTCCTTATTCTGCATTTTTTATTACATAGAGTAGTTGTTCTTTATGTATGATTAAAATAAGTGGGTTCAATCGTGACCGTTTCACCCGTCGACGTGTCCATGATAAGCCATGCAATGATACCATTAATGACCCATGAGATTCCTAATATGACCTTTAACGCGGTTGCTTCACGCGTAACGTTATCAAACCTATCTAAATGAATTCTGTGTTCGTCCTCGATCATATGCCAATCTTCACGAAGGTCGTGAAGTTGATTAATCAAGTTCGTAATTTCTTGATCCATTCTATTTACAAAATGAGGTTATTGTTTAAGTGGAGTAATTTGTACCACGCTACATCTATCAACTCGTCCCACGAGATGTTCTCTACATATGAAAGTATCGTAGGCTTTCATTTTTCGGTCTACGAACACCGGTGCCTGGTCGATATACAACGAAACGTATACTTTATTACTCGGTAAAGCAAATTCGCAAACATCGGGTATATGTTTTTTGGTCGCGTATCTCGGTGCTAATCGACACTCCTTATATTTCTCCGTTTCCTTTCCAATATCACCTTCAATACCTACACTACCTACGGGTGTGGGTATCATACACTTACAGTTCTTTAAGAACCACTTTGTCCAGGTCACGGGGTGTATGACGAATTTGAGGCGCTTATCTGATAAATTTATAAACTTTATACGCGGGGTTGGATTTGAATCTTTTGCGAAATAGTCACTTGGACCATTGACGAGTGTGGGATGTTTTTCTCTATGTTTAAGTGCCAACTGTATTGCTTCATCTGTATCGGATTCAGAATCTTCTTCCCAACTCGTTTCGCCTGCTATGAGAGGCATAGAAGGGGCACGAGACATTTCCGCACGAGGATTAAACATATTGGCTATAGAACCTAATATAGTGAGTCCCAATAGACTCGTACCTATTACAGCTATTTGCATCTTAGTATCCCGCTACATTAAAAAGTGGCAAAGCGATCATATGAATCTGGGCTGAAAGTGTATTCAGGTTTCTTCGGTTTCCTTGCTTCTTCCTGACGCGCACGCTCTTTCTTAATATCTATGGGTGTATTGTACACGTCAAGCTTCTCGATGGGGATAGACGGGTAATCGTATTTATTGGGTGGATCGCGTATAGAGATTCCAACTAAAATAAGCAGTACCCAAAATACTATGTATATCCAATTGTATGTGAACATATTATAGACACGAAAAGAAAACGCAAAATTTTCTTCACGTATAGTAATGAAGGTAACGCTCAGAAAAAGTCCAAATCCCGAAAAGAAGTACAGAGTTACTTTCGAAGATGGTTCACACGTAGATTTTGGGGGCGCGGGCTATTCGGATTATACGATCCATAAAGATCCATCGCGTATGAAGAGATATCTCGCACGCCATGGACGTATGGGTGAAACATGGTCTAAAGCCGGTTTAAAAACGGCTGGGTTCTGGTCTAGGTGGCTATTATGGTCTAAACCGAGTATGACTGGAGCTAAGCGACTGATGTCCTCGCGTTTCGGTTTGCGATTTGTCTAAGACCACGGCGGTTCAAGTTTCGCTGAAGCTGTGCCAACAAGTTTCTAGGCATCGTGGGACATCCGATGGGAGCTGGACGGGCCATCGGCATACGCCGAGGAGGTGGAGGAGGTGGAGGAACGCGCACGGGACTCGTTTTCTTCGTGGCACATGTGCATCTATTCTTAACGAGTTGACGACATGTGCGCATAGTAGCGGCAGCTTGAGTTACGCGATTTTTCATTACAGCTAAGTTGCGTAAGTTAATCTCCTTTCGTAAAGCTTCGTTCGTTTTTTTCACGCGTTTACCTTGGTTGTCTCTTGTTAAACGGATACCCTTTTTCCGGGCTTTTGTTCTTATGTCAACCATTTATATATACCGAGATTAAAAAAAATGATCGGTCCTATAAAGTTTAGCCTGATAAGGAGCTGCCTTACCCAAGACGTTCACGGACTCATTTCCGTATAACTCCCTGCATCCAATATCATCCATACAGTCACGGTCACCAATAGTCACGGGAATAGAGTAAATCTGATCTCCGGGAGTTGATGTGTAGTAATGGTACTGATCCCGACGACCTCTCACCTCTTTTCCATATAACGGAAGGGTCTCCTCATTCTCACCTATAAGAACGCCCATTTGTTGCACATCACCGGGCTTATACAACTTGACCGGAGGATCTCTATATTCAGGTGAACGACGAATACTCGCGATCGGACGTGGGGGAACCATGGGTGTCGGTACGGGTACCTTGACAATCTTGGGATTTTGTAACTTCGTGATGAGATAAAAGATTATAGAGACGAGTACCAACATTATCAGTAATGCAGGGGTGTTAGTCTTTCCTTTCTTCATTTATATAACTTAGAAAAGATTCCAGATAGGTCAACACGTTCTGCGTATGGTATTCTTTTTAGTTTATGCTGGACAAATAACCATAATCCTAGGAACAAAAATTTAGGAATGAGACCCGATGTGGTATTATCGAGTTTATATATCGGTCCTACCAGTCGTCCGAAGAACGTGTTTTCTTTCTTATTACCGGTAAGTTTCATCTCAATCTCAGTGAGCGCACACGTGTCGTCATTCGTCGCCCAATGAAAAAAGAGGAAAGGTATAAGAAGCGAGTAAAGAGACAGGATCACTTCATCCGCGGTAAATGGTATCACTATCATTACGAGAAAGAGAAAGACGTGGATGAGAAATATAATATTCATCTCTATTAGTATGGACAAAGAAAAGAAAAAAGCCCAACCCAAAGAAAAGGTAAAACGAATTTGGCATCCCTCACAGGAAAAGATTTTGAAAACATGGGGTGAAGCGTCGGCCTGTTACAGATATATGCACAATCATGCATATCTCGTATTCAAGAAACAAAGTATGCGTTTTACGTTGCCTGTCATCGTATTATCGACGATCACAGGCACAGCTAATTTTGCGCAATCGTCGTTTCCGGACAATATGAAAAGTTCGGCACCAGCTGTGATTGGTGGGTTAAATTTGATCGCCGGCATCATTGCCACTATTATGCAATTCTTAAAAATTAACGAAATGATGGAAGGATGCAGAGTTGCGTCACTGCAATACGGTAAGCTTTCGCGCACAATTCGGTTAGAGCTTTCTCTCCCAATCCAAGAACGTTCGTGTGATGGTTCTACGATGATAGAGACGTGTAGAGCCGAGTACGACAGGCTTATCGAGCAGTCACCCCCGCTTCCATATGCTATCATTCAGGCGTTCGAGAAGCAGTTCCCAGACGATTCCGAATTTTTCAAACCAGAGATCATGCATATCCAACCTATCGATATGTTTATCTCCGAAGATGAGATGCGTGATGAGTTAAAAAAAGAGCTTGGGGCTATACGAACGGGTCAGTCAACCCCGAGATCGAATTTTGAGGTGGTCATCGAGGACCCGAAATCTTCCTAGCCACATAAGCTAACATTATGAATAATATTAGATTAAAGATACCGATACATACCAAATAAGGAAAAACCTTTCTTTTGATTGGTTCTACGATCCTTGTCTGAAGTGTATCACTTTCCAAAAAAATATCTAAAGCTTGATCAGTGAACTCATCAGTGATGGACTCCTTCATTAAAATAATCCCACAAAAAAAGGAGCGACCACCGACGCTTCACGAAAAAGAAATTTCCCTGTTGGAAAAATTTTTGGCGCGAGGGGAGAATGTGTTCATATGCGGTCCTACAGGTTCCGGAAAGACATTTATAGTAGACTGTTTACTTAATGCAAGCAACACGATCGAGTTACACTCCGAACTTTTTCAAAAGAAGAGTACCTTTTTGAACTTGATAGGGGATACGTCGCATCACGTGTTAATAGATGGGTACGATTCGAGTGTGTATGGTCACAAGCAAATCATAGATAAAATTTCCGATACGAATGAAAAGATCACAAAAGGATCGGTCGTCGTGACATCTACAACTATTCACATGTTACCGAATTTTAGACTCATCATCGTACCGAAACGTTCCGCGGATGAGATATTTTCTTTAGAATGTAGTAATCCTAGAGCTCGTTTCGCCGCTGATAAGTGTGAAGGGAATATACGCAACTTTTATGACTATATGAACTTTTCCGATGAAAAAGATGTGTTTAAAACTTCGAAAGATATAGTAGTCGACATTTTGTGTCATAAAGGCGGGAGTTTTGACACGAACCAAACTGTCCACGAACACGGTCACGTAGTGGATGTCATACATGGAAACTATCTGAACTCAAAAAATGCTAACGTCGTACCGATAGCAGATTCATTATCACTCGCGGATGTGTATGATTCTGTAATGTATAAAGGTGAGTGGAACTATATGCCATACTATATAATGAGTGGGATGGCTGTACCTAAATATAATCTCGGAGAACCATTGAAACCTGAGAAAATTCAGCCCGGTAGTACGTGGACGAAATATGGTAACTATAAGATGCGGTACAATAAACTTAAGAACATACAAGGACGACATGCGACAAAACTGTGTGTAGAAGAGCTGGGACTTATACGACAATACGCGATCGCCGGTGATCTAGATCCTTTAATCGAGTATAAACTCACACCTCTTGATTTTGATATCATGAATCATCTCGCACTCGGGAACAAAATGAAACCATCCGAAGTTGCAAAAGTTAAAAAGAAACTGCGTAGTATAGTCAATGAATAGCTCTGACAGTGAAGACGAGACTTCCGGCGACGATATTGTCCGTGTGGTCGGATGTGACATTTACTACTATGGAGCTATCGACCGCGATAGCATCCTAACGTTTCTAGAAGAGTTTAAAAAGCTGGAAGTCGATCTACTCAAAAAGGCTATCGAGCTTCCCGGGTATACACCTACCATCCAGGTTCATATTCATAGTGAAGGGGGGGATGTGTTCTCTGGATTGAGTGCCATGGATACACTCAGATCTGCACGGGTTAATGTGACGTGCATAGCTGAAGGTAACTGCTGTAGCGCCGCCACGTTTCTACTTTTAGGAGGTAAGAAACGACTCATGAGTCGACATTCGTTCGTGCTGATTCACCAACTTTCTACCGGATTCTTTGGAAAGTATCACGAACTCAAAGATGAGATGAAAACATGCAAAAAAATCATGAAAACGATCAAGGGAATCTACAGGTCTGAGACCGAGATTCCTAAGGAGACGCTAGACGAATTCATGCGCAAGGATATTTATTTGAACTTCGACGATTGTCTCACCTACGGGATCGTTCACGGCGCCTCGTAACTTCAAGATTTCGTTTATATAAAAAAATTACACCTAAGATGATCACCCCAATACTGATTGTATTCATATTTAAGGGAACAGTCGTTAAAGGAGGAGGCTTAAGTCGCTCCATCCTTTCATAATTTACTACTGGTATCATTCCTACTACTAATATGAATACAATTTTTACTACCGACAAAAACGGCAAGAAGCGCTACCTCGACATCCGCGTCGAGGAGATCAACGGTGTCTGGTGCATCGTGAAGGCAACTGGACAGGTTGGAGGCAAGGAAGCTACATCCGTGACAGAAGTCCCTCTTGGGTTTGAGAGTGCGACGAAGCGTGCGAAAACCATGTGGAATAATGCGAATACTAAGGCGACAGCCATTCTTCCCATGTTGGCGAACAAGTGGGAAGATCGCGAGAAGTACATCTCCGAACCTTTCTACGTTCAACCCAAGCTCGATGGCGTTCGTCTCTTGGTATCCAAGGATGGTGGCATCTCAAGAACTGGAAAGATTATCCCTGGAACTGAGATTCTTGGTAAAGGTCTAAAGGAAGGTCAATACGTCGACGGCGAGGCATTTGACCCCAACCTGACGTTCGAAGAGCTCACGAGCACTTTCAAGACGGATCCCCTGAAGCTCAAGTTCCACGTGTTCGACTACTTCGACATGAACGCATTGAATATGACGTTTGAGGAGCGCTGGGCGGTCGTAAAGTCTCTCAAGAACAAGCACTACGTGTTTGTAGAGACTAAGCTGGTCACGAAGAAGCGTCAGCTCCCTCTCGTTCATAAAAAGCACGTCGAAGAGGGTCACGAGGGTACGATGATTCGCGATCGCTTCAGTGTATACGAAGTTGGTCAGCGAAGCAACTACCTTCTCAAGCACAAGGATTTTCAGACGGAGGAGTACGAGATCATCGGAGCCACGACTGGCCACGGTCGGGATGCGAATTGTGTCGTGTGGATTTGCAAGACGGAAGAAGGTAATGTGTTCAATGCACGCCCAGAGGGTACTCTGGAGGATCGCGAGTACAAGTACGCGAACAAGGAACGTTTCATTGGTAAGATGCTTACCGTGAGATTTCAGAACCTGACCGACAAGAATGTCCCCAGGTTCCCAGTGGGAGTTGCGATTAGAGACTACGAATAATTTGTTATGAATATGTAAATGAATCGAATTGCCGTTGACGTTGATGAAGTTCTCGTACCGTTTGTTAGACCCATGGCTAAGTATAAAAAGTTAAAAATGCCAACTGAAAAATGTAGATACGTGTACCGTGAAATGTTTAACATAACAGAACCCCAATCCCGGAAGATGGTACGAGAATTTTATGATTCCGAGGCATTCGATGCACTACAGCCTATCGAGTATTCCCAGGCAGTTCTCCGACTCATGCGCCCCTATATAGATAAGATGTACATCGTCACGGGGCGTCACGACTGCGTTAGAGAGAAGACCGAAGACTGGTTAAATGTTCATTTCCCGGGTATTTTTGATGACGTTATTTTGACGAATAGTTTTACGAGTTATGAAATTCAGAAATATGATATATGCCACTCTCTTAATTTAGACACGATCATAGACGATAGCGATACGACTTGTGGCGTTTGTAAACACTGGGGCATGGACGCGTATCACTTCGCGGGGTACAATGGTAAAGAATACGAATGGTGCAAGAAGGACGATATAAGCGTTCTGAGCTGGGTGGAACTATACAAAAAACTACCTTTAAAGTTCATGGATTAAAATCTCAGAAGATATTAGATGTCTCGAACAGTAACCATTACTAAGACTGGTACCACACCCAAGACGGCCTCACCCAAAATTACACAGAATGTAGCGATTGGTAGAATGTTGAATAACAAGCTGGATATCAGGTCTAAGCGCGAACAGCTTGTGAATACGTACCTTACGTTTGCATATGAAATGCGCCCGGATTTAGATAATCGCGTGTTCTGGAAATACGTTATACTCTTACTATTTTCTATAGATCAGATCGCAGGAGTTGTCGCTAACAATACAAGTAGTTCTGAACTGTATGCGAAGATAGATAATATGACAGGTAAAGTATCTGATTCAGAACAGATATTCTGGTCCAAGACGTTTGAGACTATCGTAAAAAATTGTAAACGTATCAATGCATCGACCACCCGCCCCCTTTATAATCGTCTCCCCAAAATTATAATTTCTGAGTATTAAGTAGATGAGTTCCAAGTGCTCAGAAAAACCTATTTTCGTCGTTATAGAAGAAACCTCTTCAGGATATTCTTTTGATAACGACGTGAGCTATAGTAGTCCATTCGCCAGTCACACTATATCACAAAGATCGGATATGGCACACCCCTCTATTATGGTCGAGAGTAATTGGGGAATGGATAAAAGTAAAGCTATTACTCAATTGGTCACCGGTAACGCTGGTTTTAAGATTTTAGAGTCTAGAAGTAACAATAATTTCCACAGAAGTTATCCAACTGGTGAATCCGTTGGTTTACTTTTTAATACTACACATGGATATCGTTTAGGTCGCTTTAAACCCTTAAGTGGTGAAGCTCCGTCTGTTGCAGAATTGGCTAATTTACTTTCTAACATTTCGAGATCCAAGAAAGATGTGAAAGTTCGTGGAAGTCCGTTAGAATACAAAAGGTTACTCGATTATTTTCAATTTTTGCTAGTGTCTAAAGTCACCGGTAAAGATAGTTTGTATCTCGTACGCCCAAATAACGTGAATATTTTAGACGCCATAAACGAAAGGAATGTCTCGTTAGAAGAGGCGTATATGAGTTTATTTGATGGTGAATTATCGAACCGCACCATGTACAACACAGCTTATTTCGTAACCGGTGACCGACCAGCGGCTATAGCTTCCGTCATTCGTCAAGTTCCGACGTTATTCCAAGAAAATACGGGTCAAAAATTGCATCTTATACCCAAAGGAGATACCTCAAGAATACGAACATACCTGATAAAACGACTGACATCGGACAAGGGTTACACCGTTTCAGCCGGTACGGGTATGCTTTCATTGGGTGAAGAGAAAATCATATATCAAAAGGATAATATTAGTTGGTATATCGACAGCGAAAAGTTATTTAGCGTAGTACGAAGTAATGATGTGAGAGCCTTGATATTATTTTATTGGATTTTCAGTTATCCCGGGCGAACAAATATACCACTCGTTGAAGCGTTCTTTGCAATAGTCGACACGTTTCATGATTTCAAACCGTCTAAGCGTTCAAGTGGTAAAGGTGGTAATGGAAACCTTGGGTCCTTGTTTGGTACTCAGAATAATCAAGAACTTTTTAAGACAAGAAAGGTGAATACTATAAACCTGAATAACGTTTCTAATACAACAATAGCACATAAAACGCTCGTGAGATTATTAGGAACTGATATCTATCGTAAAGTTAGTAGCGGGTACAGTAATTCGTTAAAAACTATCTTAGGCGGAGTCAATGGACGCTCGGAAATCAGTCCCGATTTAAAAGTGGGACGATTTTTATATTTCGTGACGAGTCTATTTGGATCCGATTCTGGATCACTGATAGGAGCATGTGAAGATTTATCTAGAGATATACTCCTTGCTATAGCTTCTAAAAATAGTCCTCTATACAACCGTGGTCGAGACTCCAATGCACCAACGAATCCCCTATGCCAAAGACTCGATTCGGAGAATGCATGCTTGATTATAGACATGGTGTCTGGTAGTTTACCATATTGTTTAGCGAAATATAGCGTGTTTCATAACGTGGGTGTTCTAGATCCAGCGAGCAAAAGAATTTTATCGTGGGCAGAAATCCCAAATGGTGCTGGGTGTATAGAGACTCCGGCTGATATAGCTCGAAGAAAGAGAAAACAGAAGGAAGCAAGACTCAGAGCTAGAAAACTTAAAAATACGAGAATGCAAGCAGAGGCCAAGAAACGGAGAAATGAGATGAGAGAACGAACGAGGCGAGAAGCGGCTGCTAAGGCGGCTGCTAACGCGGCTGCTAACGCGGCTGATAAGGCGGCTAAAACCAAGACTCAGACACTTGATAGAGAGGCTCGAGCGGCGGGGAGAGAGGCGGCGGCGAGAGAGGCGGCTCAAAAGCGTAAGAGGAATAACAATGCACCATCCAATAATCAACTCACTAAAAAGACAAAAACTCAAACGCCAACTATAAAACGCGAGAGGAATAATAACACTCTTAATAATCGACCTGTTAAAAAGGTTAAATCTACACCAACACCAGTCATCGCATCAAGACCTCCGAGACCTCCTAGATCTATAATAGAGATGTTATCTCCTATACCAGAGACGGCATCGGCTAGACGGGAGACGAGATCCGCGAGTGCGGCTCGCTCGCGACGCAACGCACCCGCTTCAGCCGGTACCCGCTCGGGTGTTCGTATCCCTGGTCGTACCCCTGGTCGTATCCCTGGTCGTACCCCTGGTCGTATCCCTGGTCGTACCCCTGGTAGTGCCCAAGGTAGAACACCTAGGACTATTCGATAATTATGTTGGACTATGGTAGATGAACAACGCTGAGTATAGGCAATTTAGGAAAGAAATAATGAAATATAAGAATCTTGTTAACCAGAATAGAATTAATCGCATTTCTAAACAGGTACAAGAGGGAAACAAAACGCGTAATCAGGGGTTAGTTGAAGCTTATAACGAAGCTAACATAGAATATAGAGCACAAATGACGGGCTACTATCCTGCAATGTTAATGAAGGTCTTAAAAATGTTACTCAAACAAAAAATCATTACAGGGGGGCAGATGAAAGCACTTACAAGTGATAGAGCTATGAGAGCATTTGTGCGAGAAGTGGCTGGGGAAGGTCCGCGTCGTCCCCCATGTGTTAAAATACAAAATGTTAGAGGATGCTCTAATGCTCGTAAAGCTGTTCAGGGCTTCGGAAGATCTACCCGGCGTGCCGTGACCAGTGCCGTTACTACTCCTTTTAGAGCGGTGATTGGATCGTTGCGTGGGGGTACTTAAGTAAACCTCCAATATATCAAAAAAACATACAAACATGAACACCCTAAATGAGACTTTCAAAAACGGAGCGGCCATCATGAGTCTCATTTGGAGCGTAGGAAAAATGCAAGAGTGGGTGCAGCGTAATCAGTATTAAAGCGTAGAGCCGTTAAATATATATAAAATGTTTACTATCACCTGCTCTCAGATGCCTGCCCGTGTCCCCGTTTCCGACGAAACTAGAAAGAGGCGCGTGCGACACTGGCGTCAGCATATGTATGCACATCCGTCACAGGAAGAAATCGCAAACAGGGCTCTCAGTAAGGGAGCTGAGAGAATTCGTGAAATGGAAATTGAGATCGAGAGATATAAGCGCGTGAACGCCAAGCTCGAGAGAATGGCTAAATGGAATTTGCGTTCATCTCGGTCAACGCTTAAAACTTCCGAAGAAATGCTGCAACTGCTTCAAGATACGTTCGGCGATGAGGCCTTTGAGAAGAAGTAACTCCGTACGTGTTAGGTCCGGTATACGTCATACATATCTCTTCGTTTTCGGTGAATCCAAGGACGGACTTATACATGATGATACATCGTTCGTAAACTTTAAACGAACTTAAGTCGCGACGTATATTTATAATATTTAAGTTAAGATGTTTGCACTCAGACAACCCGCCTTCCGACCTATACCCTTTCGCTTCAAGCCTAGGATGAAAAAAGCTGTCACCAAGAACTATTATGCATTGGATTACGACAATAGTAAGGCACTCGAAAAGGTTTCCGGTCACGATCTTTTTCATGTCCTCGCATTTCATAAGCCGGGACATGAAGAAGGAATTTATTCCGTTACGGATAGAGATAAAAATGATAATCCTCAACACTTTATCGTCGCATTTTTAACGTTTGACGATGCATTCAGATATAAAACACTTTTAGAAGCTGAGATGGATTCTTATCATCCGTATATCCAATTTGCGTCAAGATTTGAACTCGATCATATGTGCAGAGTCGGAGGATACCATTGTAGAGTGGTAAATGAAGGGGTACTCGTTACTCCGCCTATGAGAACTGTAAAACTTACGGACTGGGAAATTCGTCAATCTCTCCTAGATGGTCATTGGACCGTCGCACCTAAACCGGAAGATCTTCATGAATAACGACACTGTCGAAACTATTTGAGCGACTCATGATAGGAGAGAGTCCGTTTATGATAGTGTTTTTTCTTTGTGCACATGGATGACGCTCCATATCGGCAACTGTCTTAAACGTTTCCCAACACATACTACACCGGACAGTCCCATATCCTCTCCTGATACAAGAGTTGAGCTCTTCCGTGGTATGATATCCCAGATGATTTATAAGTCCCTGCATATCTCCGAATACCGAACCACACGTTTCACATGAGCAGTCGAATGGGCGGGTATATGCATCGGGTAGTCTTTTATAGCGTTTCCTTTTAAATAAAAATTCGAGACACATATATTGTGATCATATAGTATTTTTAAGAGTGTTTCTCTGTGATTATATATTCTGGATACATATTTCGCATTTCGTGCTTCTGTTTAACGAAAACGGACAGTCTTTCATATAGAGACATCATTTTCGTGCTGAAATGAACCGTCTTAGCGTCATGGTCGACGTGCATTTCCATGCTGTAATTATTTGGAAGTTCGATTGCGGTGTCTTCTATTATATCTATTTGTGGTCGTAGTGCATTAGAGTGTATATGGTTTTGTAAAACCGCGACGCGTCTCAACGCAGCACTGACGCGTGTTGCATTCATCTTCTACAGGTAGTGTATTACTTTTTTATACAACTTTAAAATTCGTGTTACGCGATTTGTACATTTTCTTTGCAATCCATGCCATGAAAACGCCGACTTCCATGATAAGAAGGGACTGATGAAACATGACCATTCTCTTAGCCCGGTCAGTTTTGGGGCTGAAATCACCGTAACCCACGGTGCTCATCGTCGTAAAAGAGAAATACCATGGGTCCATAGAAGATTCGGTAAATCCAAACTCTTCTGGATCAAATGTTGAATATATGAATCCAAAAACAATTGTCGTTAAAATCATTAATAAGGCGACGAGTATACTATCCATTTGATATATACACACATTTAAAGTTATGCCGCATATACTAACAAAGATGGAGTCTAAGCTACTTATCAAACGCCTTACTAATGACGCAATTGTTCCTGAGCGTTCGGGGTCAAGTGCTTCTGTTGGATACGACCTGTACAGTATCGTCGACGTCGAGATTCCTCCCTTGGCAAGGGGTATTGTCAGTACCGGAATTGCTGCCACCGTTCCTATTGGATGCTACGGACGTATCGCTCCCCGCTCTGGTCTCGCTGTGAAGAACGGTATTCAAACCGGTGCTGGTGTTATTGACCCTGATTATACAGGTGAACTCAAGGTGATCCTGTTTAATCATGGTGACGAAACGTTTCATATTAAGCCTGGGGATAAGATTGCCCAGCTTATCGTGGAGAGGTGCGAAATTCCTCCCATTGAGATTGTAGACGAAATCGCATCTACTGAACGTGGTGAACGCGGTTTTGGTTCATCTGGTTAATCATAAACAAAAAAATAACGTATGAGTATTTAGTTAGCAAAAGCAACTCCGCCCATACCGTCTTTTATCCTTAAAATGTTGTAATTGACTGTATAGGCACGCACGATATTTCCCGTCCTAGTGCTGGTACCAGTGAGGTTAAGCTTCGCGTTATCGATACGCGAGAAGTTAAGCGAACCTGAAGGTTGGGAAGAATTCATCTTTAAGCAGAAAGGCCACGTGAAAGTAGAGACGGTGCTGAGAGTCGACGACGGAAGAGATGTGCAGTGCATCTCCGGAACGACGTTGTGGTGGTAGATGGGAGACATTTCCTCGAAGAGAGCGGTACCGTTGATGTAAAGGGAAGCGCGGTCGAACGTGAAGTTGGTATTCCACTGACCGTTGTCAGCTTCGGAAGAGACGACGTGGACAGCCTTGGAAGGGTGATTGAAGTAGGTGAGATCGATGTCGACGTCATTCGCAGACATGGGCTGGAACTGGGTCTGGGTGATGAGCATCTCGTGTTCATGCTCGACGACCATCTGTCGCTCCTCGGTGTCGAGGTACACGTACGTACCGTAGACTTTGGGGGTGGAAGTCGGAGTGAAACCAGAGCGGCACTTAATCCGCAGCTCGACCTGGTGGAATTGAAGTGCGGTGAGGGGGAGAGACTTGGTCCAATCTTCGGAGAAGAAGAAGGGAATGAGATAATGATCGGCACCTGTAGAGATTCCTGTAGCGTTTTCGGAAACTTCGTCGAGCGTCACGGCGCAGCTCGCCTTGGCGCTATCTTGTTTGTAGAGTAAGTTGTGAACACCCTGAATGAAAAGAGAATCGAGGCGGCACACCTCCTGACCACCAATCCAAAGAGAAAACTCGGTCGTGCTGGTGTCGTCGGTGCTAAAGAAACCGGACGTGTTAGTACGACCCGCACCGATGTTGGTGGCCTCAACCCAGACGTAGCTCAAGAGATCACCCTTGGTGCGTAGAGGAACCACAACCTCATTACCACCGGCGAAGGTTCCAACGTAATCGAGACGCTCGGGCTTGAGTGCGAAATTCGTATGTCTCTTATAATTTTGATGGAAAAATGAAACTTGGGGCGAGCCAGTGATGAACACATCCTGGGCTCCCTTAGACACAAGGTCAATCAGAGCAGCTGACATTTTTACTAATATATGATATTAAAAATTTAGCTCTATAACGAAGTATGGTGCAATTCCAGGTTTTATCATGGGATGCACGTGACGAAGATGAGGAGCATTTAATCAGGATGTTTGGAAAAACGATGGATGGTCAATCTGTTTGTGTGACAACTCCTTTTAAGCCGTACTTTTTCATGAAACTTCCTGATACACTGGACCCTGTGAAGGTTATTGAATACGTTAAAGATGCGTGCCCGGATATTGTAAACTGTGGATCCCTGAGATCTAAGGACATGGAAGGGTTTCAAAACGGGGAGTCTCGGACTTTTATACAGATAACTTGTAAAGACCTGCAATCGCGTCGATTCATCAGTAGTAAACTGAGAAGAACGAATACCGCGACTCTTAAGAAATTGGAACAGGATTACAAGGAAACGGAACATAAGCTCGTTCTCGCTGAAACCGCTGTGGAAAAGGAAAATGATGAGTCTTCGAAGAATCAGGCTTTGCAGAAGGTGACCACATTAAGAAAAAACTTACAAAAACTGGATACGGATATTGATCGAACGAAGCACATTAGTCAACTGCGATTATACGAAGCGAATCTAGACCCTGTACTGAGATTTATGCATAGGTCTAACATTCAATCTACGGGTTGGGTGGACACCGGTAATGGCTGTGAACGTGCTGATTTTGCAAACGTTGATATTGACCTGTACTGCAAGTCCTGGAAGGATTTAAAGTCCATAGATAACCCCGAATCTGCACCGTTCGTGATCGCATCGATTGATATTGAGTGCTATAGTTCGACTGGAAAGTTCCCAGATCCTAAAGTGAGAGATGATGCATGTTTTCAGATTGCCATCTCACTCGTGCGCTTCGGAGAAACTGAGCCGTTCGAGAAAACATGCTTGTGCTACAAGGAGACGGATAAAAACTTGGACGATGGATCGATTATCGAGTGGTTTCCTACGGAAAAGGATATGCTGATCCGATTTTCAAACTACCTGACGGAGAAAGATATTGACGTTATCACTGGGTGGAACATATTCGGTTTTGATCTTGAGTACATCATAGAGCGTGGACACCTCATGTCTTGCCCACTGTCTTTTTTTAAGATGAGTAAGTTGAAGACGCATGTATGTGATCTCATGCCTAAAAAGCTCTCTTCGAGTGCTTTGGGTGATAATGAGCTGAAGCTCGTGCCCATGCCCGGTCGATTTATTTTTGACCTGTTTCATGAAGTTAAGCGTGAGTACAAGTTGGACTCGTATAAACTCGATAATGTCTCGAAACTATATTTGGGGGACAATAAGATTGACATGGCACCGAAAGAGATGTTCCGTCGATACGAACAAGAAGATCCGATAAAGCTTCGGGAAGTTGCGGAGTACTGTATTAAGGATACACTTCTTCCACACCGTCTCATTTCCAAGCTGTGTACGTTCATTAATCTATTGGAGATGGCTAAGGCTACCTGGGTGCCACTCAGTTATTTAGTGGAACGCGGACAGCAGATCAAAGTGTTTAGTCAACTCACGAAAAAGGCCCGGGAAATGAAATTTAAGGTGCCTACGTACGATTATGGACACACGGATAATACTGGGTATGTGGGTGCAACCGTTCTAGAAGCGATGTCTGGGGCCTATTATACCCCCATCACCGCCCTAGATTTTGAAGCCCTGTATCCGAGTATTATGATGGCACACAACCTTTGCTATTCGTCGCTCGTCATGGATCCCAAATACAAAAACATACCCGGAGTTGAATATGAAACCTTTGGGGATCACACATTCGCACAGAATGTTCCGAGTATTTTGCCTAGTATTTTGATAGAACTCAAGGCGTTTAGAAAGCAAGCGAAAAGGGATATGGCTAAAGCGACTGGTGCGATGAAACAGATGTATAATGGTAAGCAGCTGGCATATAAGATCAGTATGAATTCTGTGTATGGATTCACTGGTGCGTCCAAGGGAATCCTCCCATGTGTTGCCATTGCTTCTACGACTACGATGAAAGGTAGAAATATGATTGACGACACGAAAAACTATGTGGAGAAGAACTTTCCCGGGTCCAAGGTGAGATATGGAGATACGGACTCTGTGATGGTGGAATTCGACGTACAAGGTAGAACTGGAAAGGAAGCTATCGAATATAGCTGGGAGCTTGGTGAACGCGCCGCGGAGGAGTGTACAAAGCTTTTCAAAGCTCCGAATAATCTAGAGCTTGAGAAGGTTTATTGTCCATATTTTCTTTACAGTAAGAAGCGGTATGCTGCGAAACTTTGGACCAAGGGTAAGGATGGGAACATGAACATGGACTATATTGATGTTAAGGGTTTGCAACTCGTTCGTCGGGACAACACTCCACACGTGAGAGAGGTATGTAAAGAACTACTGGATGTAGTCCTTGACAGTAGTGGTACGGATGCACCCAAGGCTCTCGCTCGGAAACGAGCTGTAGAACTACTCGAGGGAGATGTTCCGAATGAAAAGCTCGTTTTGAGTCAGTCACTCTCTGATTCGTATAAAGTGAAAGGAAAGAGTGTGTCTATCACTGGAGATGAAATCGCTAATATTAATCAAGCACACGTACAAGTTGTTCGAAAGATGAGGGAACGTCAACCTGGGTCGGAGCCACAGTCCGGGGACAGGGTTCCGTATATTCTCATCAATACGGGTGATCCTAAAGCTCGAGCGTTTGAAAAATCCGAAGACCCGGTTTTTGCCCGAGAGAATAAGCTTCCAGTGGACTATCCGTATTACTTCCTTAATAAGTTCTTGAACCCTGTCTGCGATTTACTCGACCCACTTTTCGATAATGTCAAGGATGATATCTTTGGAGAGTTGTTGATGCGTGCAAAACCACCGAAAAAGTCTCGTAAAAAAGCCGATCCAAAACAACCTACTTTGATTAGTGACATATTTAAAAAAGAGGGTCCCTAATAGGGTATGACTGAAGCGGGACGCGAACTTATGAACGTTGGGAAAGATTGGATCAAAAATGTAGAAAAGTTTATGGGGGAGAGGGACGCGAAACATATGATGGAAACGAGGGTCAAACTGCGCGAAGCTGTGAACGCACTGTGTGCGGAACATAGATCTCTAAATCGTGACTCGGTTTGCAGAATTCTATCGACGGTATTTGGCGATGGCAAATGTATTGGAACGAGAAGGAATGGTCGACCATGTGCGAACAACGCCATAAACGGATATGAGGGGTACTGTAGAACGTGTTTCACGAACAGACCTCCAGAACCTAGGGTTATTGGATTCGCCGAATCTAGAGTTGATATGAGTGGTGCGGGGCTTCTCGTTGGAGATATCGGAAGTGGAGGATTTCCGGGAACACCCGAATCAAGAAGCCCTCCACCCGAAGACGGGCTTAGAGATTTACCTCCCCTATATTAATAATGAATAAATCGGATATTCTACTAAATTCTATTAACACCTTCTACGAAAAACCAGAGAATAAAGCTATACTTGTCGAACTACTGACGAAGAGTGGGGGTATATCTCTCCGAAACTTGGAGTGGTTTATCACCAACTACTCTAAGAAGAATAATCTTTCCTACGAAACAAATGATGGAAAGATTTTCAGTGTGCATTGTGCATACAAGTCGAGTCTCGATGGATACTCTAAGAAACTGTTCGACCCTTTCTGTCGAACGGAAAAAATAACATATAAGCTACCTGGCTCATCTGAGGAAATTCATACGACCGTTGCACAGCTGAATTTCATCCGATGGTGTGTGAAGAATAATATCGTAGATTACATTCGTAAGCATCATGATACGTTATTTATCAAAGGGAATACCCTTCGATCCCAGAAGATGTAGACTCTTTTTTCAATTGTAGTAAATTTCCAACACCCGCATCCGTCGGTCTTGGTCTACCTCCTAGCGGTCCCGAAGGCATAACATTAAAATCATCTAGGGTTGGTATGTACCTATCAGCAGACATACCCACACCGGACATGAACCCTCTATCGAAGAGGAATGTCTGATATCCAACGTAGTACATGTTTAGTGTATAAACGTTTGTCAGTTTTGGAGTAAGTGTAATATCGAGAATGGTTCGATCCGAACTTAATTTACTGAAGTCCAAGCTTCCCGATGGTTCCACATTAATCGGATTCATCGCGAATGCGTATGTGTAAATATTCCTATCCGGTTTCGATAATCTACTGTTGTACGGTACGACATATTTATAGAATGTGTGGTCGGGGTTATTAATGTTTGGTAAATCCTGTCCGTTAATGTACAATTTAGCTGACTGCTGTACGGGATTGAAAAACTCTGAAACAATGTTATATGAGTTTGACGTCGAAAAGTTGTATCTATTTTCAAATTTTCGCTCGAGGACATCCGTATCACCCGTACCCAGATTTGATGGTGAACCGTGTTCAGTTTCATCCTCAAAATCTTTACGACGCAGGAACCAAAACATAGATTTTACAGGGATATCTGGAACAAGTTGTAATTTTACAATATCCTCGCCTATCTCAGTCTCTATTGATGGATGCCTTTTCACTACATCCGTAATCAACACCTGTTGCTTAGTGGTCAAGAACAACTTCTCTTGCGCCGATACCGTGATTTCTTCTGTTATCAAACTGAATTTATCTAATGTGAGTGCTGAAAAGCTCGGATTATTTGTGAAGAACGTGGCCGGTCTAAACTTTATCTCAAACTCGAGTTTCTGTTTGTGGATAGCACACGTAGGGAAATAGGGTCTGTTAGGGGAATTTGACGCATATTCATCACCCTCGTATTTACGCGAAAAAAATAGAGGTATGGGTATCATAAGCTGTGACGGATACCTGGATAAGGTTGCGTCGTTACTCGGTGAAGTACCCTCTGCTTGATTGCGATTGAGTGTGTACCGCTTGGTTCTCTTTTCAGAGGCGTCGAGATACAGTTCGTCATAAATAATACCCCAATCATCGTGGTATTTCTCGAGTTCTAATTCGTCTACACGCATCGTTACAGTTTCTATGACGTGACGACCTATTTGATCGGCGATATTGGCATTCGATTCGACCTTTGGAAACTCGAGGTGGACATACATATTACTAAGGAGATCGCCCATGTTCTGTGGATTGAGGGTGATCTTTATGGATTCACCAAAAGGCCACGTCGTCGACGCGTTCGAGGGTTTAGAGACGGTGATGCTTTTGTGATATTTCGTAAAATTCGAATGTTGTGTAGGTTCATATTTAAAGAAAGAATGTGTTGGGCTGTCATGTAACAGGTATGTATCCTGTTTACCTATCGCGTTAAGGGCCAACACAGAACCCGTATCGGGACCTTTAAGGTCCATTCTTATTTAATGCTCACAATTTTTTAATATCCGTTTTCCACATGTCGAGGTATCCCGTAGCTTGGAGTGTCTTCACTTCTTCATTCAAATCCTCCCATTCCTTGAATAGGGCAGCCACTCGTTCTTCTGTATAATCCACAGTTCTCGTATGCAAGAGATAGTCGAAGGAATCATCAACCTTGGGAAACATGGTCGACAATTGTTCTTCCAGATCCTGTTTCTTGCGTTTGAACACCACGATATCACCGTCGATCACTCTCTTAACGAATTGTGCACGTCTGGAGCAAAGTTCCGCCTTTCGCTTCGTAACTTCGAGAAGTCGAGCCTTCCTCTTCACGTAATGTTCCACGCGTAGAGTGATGAAATCCTTGAGAATATCTTCCGCACTCTCATATTTGCAAATACCCTTCGTAGGATGGAAAAGATGCATGTTAGAGCACCTAATCGTCTTCTCCAATTTGAGATCCTTCACGAGATCCTTGCCATTGTAATCCTGGATCACAAAGTCGACGCTCTCGGTTGTGCTGTTGTTCGTGAAACTTCCGATAATCTTCTTTTCGACGAGAGTGTCAAGGTGTTCCTTATAGTCTTGCGTCCACCTACCCGGGGGAAGTTCGGATACTTTGATGGTCTTTCCGATAGACGTCCATACACCTTGAGCCACCCACGAATCGTCATCCTGTTCTGCGATCGTACCCTTGAACCCTCGGAACCAGGGTTTCATCTTAACCAGCCCCTGTCCCCGGGTATAGTTGAGAATGTTCTGCTTGATATCCTCTGGGTTGAAGGGGGGCACGTAACAAGAGAACCCCGTTCCAATACCTTCGCTTCCATTCACGAGAATCATAGGAAGTGTGGGCATGTAATATTCTGGTTCAATAGACCTTCCATCGTCATCAAGATATGTAAGAATATCATCATCCTTGGGATCGAAAATGGTACGCGCTTCCTTGGTGAGTTTGGTAAAGATGTACCTCGTTTGACTCGCGTCCTTACCGCCCATGAGCCTCGTTCCGAACTGACCACATGGTTCGAGAAGGTTAATGTTGTTACTACCCGTAAAGTCATTTGCCAACTTCACAATTGTTTCAGCCAGAGACACTTCACCATGATGATAGGCGCTTTTCTCAGCCACGTAGGCTGCGAGCTGCGCCACCTTCATCTCATCTTTGAGATTCTTCTGGAAACAAGAATACATCACCTTCCGTTGAGAGGGTTTGAGTCCGTCGGCGACATGAGCAATTGATCTTTTCAAATCAGCCAACGAAAAATTCACAAGATCCTTATGAATAAACTCCGAAATATCCAACTGTTTAATGTTGCCGTAGGATACTTCGAGCTCATTTGCATCCTTTGCAGTACTCTCAAGAAGCCAGGTCTTTCGTGCGTCAGCCTTCTTCTTGTCGAAGGCGAGAACAACCGACTCGTCCGTCATTACATCCACGTCGAACTTGACCGTGAGCGTCTCAATCATCTTGAAATACTCCCGAGCCTCGGCGCTTGTAGACGTACCAAGACCCTTATAGTACTTGATTCGCCAGCCAGCCTTTCCATCTCCATACCACGTACGGAAGGCAGAATCCGTGTAAAAGGATTTAGACTGAGAACCTTTCGTAGCCTTGATGATAGGAGTCACCATCGAAACGACGAATCCGAGATCGAGAAGAGATGGCCAAAATGCGTGGATCATGTTGATAATCAGACCCTTAATGTGACTGCCATCGTTGTCGGCATCAGTCATGATCATAAGACGTCCGTATCGAAGCTCGGAAACATCCGTGTACTCTTTACCCTGTTGAAGTCCGAGGATCTTCTTGAGATCAGAAAACTCTTGGTTCGAACTCAATTGTGCGACAGAAGCATCGCGTACGTTCTTACATTTCCCTCGAAGGGGGAAGACTCCGTAGTGATCCCTTCCGACCACGGAGAGACCGGCGACGGCGAGAGTTTTTGCCGAGTCACCCTCCGTCACGATGAGAGTACACTTTTTCGATTGAGAGGTACCCGCCTTGTTTGCATCATCGAGCTTCGGGATCCCGGTAATTTTACTCTTACGAGCTCCACCGTCAGTCTTGGCCAACTCCTTCATCTCTTTAAACTTCGAGAGCGCCATGAGTTCATCGGAAATGCCAGTCTTCAAAACGTTCTTCACAAATGTTTTGGGCATCTCGAACCTCGAACCGAAATCGGGAACCTTGAGTGTGCATTCGGACTTCACCTGACTCGAGAAGGTAGGATTTTCCAGCGTCGCCTTGACGAAGATGCGAAAGGTTGCTTTGACTTGCTGGGGCTTCAACTTGATCTTCTTAGCCATATCGTCGATGATTCCCGAAGCAACCAATGAAGCCACGTGGTCCACGTGCGTACCACCCTTAGTGGTGCATATGCCGTTCACGAAGGAAACCTGTTCCATACCATCTTCTGAGGGTCCGATGCAAACAGACCAACGGTCAGTCGTGACAGAGTAGACGTTCTCAACACCTTCGTGCATCTTCGCGTAGGCTTCGAAGTTTTGCTTGGGGAGAGCTTCACCGTTAAACTTCACCTTGCAGTTTGCCGAGGTACAGATGTTCGCATCCCAGACACGCTTTTCCATGATCTTATAGATCCCATTCTCCATATCTTTCATTCCAAACCTAGACCAGTCGGGTTTGAAAGAAACGGAAACGGATGCAGTAGCGCCGTTGAATTTTTTCATTTTTGGAGGGTAGCACGTGGACATGTTGTCGAACCATTCTTGGGAATATTCTTGTTTGGTTTCTGGATCCTTGATGATGACTGAGAACCACTTACTGTATATATTCGCCAACTTGGCTCCATATCCGTTCCTACCTCCCACAATACGCTTTTGTGTATCATCGTAGTTGGTACTCGTGAGCAGGTGACCAAACACGAGTTCGGGATTCCATACATCTTCTTTTTGGTTTTTTTGAATGACGAGTCCTCCGAGAGGTCCGTTGTTGTCTATGGTGATCATACCACTATTTTTATCAACATTAACAGAAATCAATGTTACTTGTTTGGGGTACATGGAGTTCCGGTCGATAGCATTGACGAGTACTTCGTCAAAGATTTTGAGTAAAGCCGGGCTGTATTTGGTCGTGGTCCTTTTGAATTTTTTACCATTGAGCACCCAATAGGGTTCCTGAACAGCGTCCACAGGACCGACATAAGAGTCGGGTCGCTTTAAGACGTGTTCGATATGGCTAAGCTTTTGAACTGATTCCATACTTTCTTGAATTTATTACAACTCTAATCTCTAACTTAGGTTCATTTTCAACATCCTTACCGAAACCAAAATCTATTTGCCGGGCTATTGACACTAGTGTCTATTCTTGAAAGGGTTGGTCTAACTTTAACAATAGGTCGACTTCGGTATTAAAAATTACAAAAGTTGGGTCAAATTACGCGCTAAACAAAACAATAAACACAACGAGTTTGTTGAAATCCGTTGAAAGTACTAGCGGCGGCGATCGTATATGCGCCAAAGTTTTCAACATAGACCCACTCACCTATGGCCAAATCAGGGAGTTGGGAACTCTCGGAAATAATATCCACAGAATCACACGTAGGACCAAACACTGTGGACTCATAAAGTTTACCATCACGTTCGTTGTATGGCATGATATTAGGTTTTACATGATCAAAATACACACAATTAAATGAACCATAAATACCGTCATTGAGATAATAAATGAACTTGTCCCCGATCTTCTTCTTACCAATCACATTCGTGACAAGAGTGTGTGAAGAACAAACAAAATAACGACCGGGTTCTGCGATAATTTGGATATTCTCATCTGGAAAGAAATCGTCTATACCTCTGTTTATTTCTTTGGCAATATCTTCAAATGTGACTCCATCTTCCTTATCATATCCAGGAAATCCACCACCAATGTCCACCAAATCAAATGAGAAACCAATATTACTTGCCATGTCAAATACTTTTTTCACTTCATTAAGTGCGTTATAAAATGTCTTTGCATCCGAACAGTTACTACCAACATGGAATGATACCCCCGTTACGTTCAAATCCAGACTCTTTGCGA